CTATTGGATTGATAGTAAATTCTAATAGGATACAGCATATCATTGCCTTAGCAATTTTTTGGTTATTATCTTTTCTTATATTTTACCTACCAAGATGGATTCGCAACTAAATCAACTCGCTGTTTCAATATACTTAATAGGGTTTGTTAGTTTATTGGGAGCAACTTTAGCATTCATGTATACCATGATGGTATCAACACTTAAAGATTTTGATGAGGTTAATAACCCCAAAAGAAGAAGGAAAAAGACCGTATTACCAGCACCTCACCCAGAAATGGAAGGAGTCCAGTATGGGGAAGAATTACTAGTGTTTAAAGGAGAAGTCGAGGAATTAGAGGAAGATACATAAGTTTACCTTATATTACTAGTAAAATATACTCATTTAAAACTGGCACAAGGGGGTTGCTTTTTGGGGGTTAACTGTGATAAATTACCCTTGTAGCAATCGGGAACTCCCTCAATTACTCGGACAACCCACTTGACAGATCATTTCTTCATGTGCTATAATTTTCAAGCAATCGACTCAAGTCGGTTCTTCATCTGCGGGTAAACACTCCGCAAGTAAATTTTAAAGGTAAAAACAAACATGTCTATTAAATCTACAATTGCAGCTCTTGCTGCTTCTCCATTCGTATTCGCTGGTGCTGCATTTGCAGGTCCATATGTTAACGTTGAAGCTAATTCTGGTTGGACTGGTTCTAACTATACTGGAACTAATACTGACCTTCACGTTGGTTTTGAAGGAGATCTAGGCGAATCTGCTTCTTACTATGTTCAAGGTGGTGCTACTGTGGTTTCACCTGACGGTGGCGAAGCAGACACTGTTCCTTCTGGTAAGGCAGGAATTGGCGTTGGTGTAACTGATTCTCTTGGCATTTATGGCGAAGTTAGTTTCGTTGGATCAGGCGACGACAACATTGACAGAGGATACGGTTCTAAAGCAGGAATCAAGTATTCTTTCTAAGTTAGTGGAATAAGATTGGGCACCTTCGGGTGCCCTTTTTTTATGTCTCTAAATACTATTATAATAATGATCATATTATGGACTACAAACCTTACACCCCAGAGTGGCATAGGTACAGATACCTCAAGGAAGCGGTAGAAAAGTACCTTGACGAATACATAGAACCTGATATCATATTAAATGATATTAAAGATGTCCTACATGTTCGTTCTGAAAGAGCATATAGAGAGTTTACTAAAATCAACGAATTAGAAAACAACTTATCTAAAGACTAACATATGTTATCCACTCAATACAGACTACGCTTAGAAGGGATCTGTAAGAAGATTGCTAACAAGAAAGAAGTCCCGTTAGACGATATGATTTGGGCAGAAAAATTGTCCAAAGCAAATACGACAGCACGTAATTGGTTAAATCAAGCACGTAGGCAATCCTCACAAGATATACAGGAGGGCAGTACTGATGATTTTTTGAATAGGATGGGTTTAGGAGACCCAGATCCATCCAAACACAAGAATCGATTTGAAGGTGCAGATGACATCACTGATTGGTTCAATAGAGATAAACCTGACGATTGGAGACAACGTGACTAATGATTTTTTAGACAATCTGGCAGCAAACCAGTATCAAAAACAAGCAGACAGGGATACCATCAAATCCCTTAGAAGAGAGATTGAAGAACTTAAAGCAGAAATTGTAGTTTTAAAATCTTATCGATCCCTCTAGACAATGACTGAATATGAAAAACGAGCAAAAGACCCCTGTTGGCAACACAAACAAGAGTGTGTCGCAATGTTCACCCTCGATTCACACAACACTTCTTACTTATATCGAAGAGAAGATAACACATATTACTGGCAGCATTGTAGAAAGGAAGCGGAAGACGACCTCTTCATAGATGCCAATGGTATACAACTCGATCTATTCGGTAAACCAGTATTAACAAAGAAATTTATTATGGATGAAATTCTATGAAAACATCTGAACTAATGCATTATCGTTTACAAGCGATGTTGCGTGAACACAATTTTTCAGAACTTAAATATCTTGGTGTTAGACCAGATAGTATAGGTATGAATCAACATTGGTATAGTATCAATGGGAATGAGGTTCCTGTTGATGCAATTCAAGAATTAGAAACAGAGGAAGTGGAAGACCCTTGACAAGATCGAGGAACTTCAGTAAAATAACTATGTCCAGATAAAAAGGTTATGGCTTTAGGTAACAGAGTTGAAAATAGTCTCAATGAGGCAGAATCACATCTAAGAAATGCACTATCATATGCTGCTAGAGGTGAGAGACCAGTTGTATGTAAACAAATTGCAGAGATGATCACGAATATTGATTCGATCATGTCATTTGATGAACTAATGGACACTATGGAGGGTATTCCCAATGAAAAGAAAGATTACGAAAACTGATAATAAAGGTCGTCAAGAAGAGTGGAGTTGGGAAGAGACTCCAGAACTAACAGAATGGATCAAAAAGAATAATGCACCTAAAGTCAAACCTAGACCTATTCGTCCTACTACATGAAACATATTGAGTTTCCAAACTACGGGTATGTCTTTGATGAGATGCCCGATACTGTCTTAAGTAAGGTTCGCAGTATATGTTCTGCAGCGAAGGACTATCGTATGTCTCATAATCATCTTCTAGTAGGACAGTTAGAAGAAGAGTATACTATTAATATTAATCTACTTGATCCTGAGGTCAAAGATTATATTATGTTTCATGCTAAACAGTACACTGAGAGATGGAACTATCTTGAATCTGTTAGGTTCAATAGTAATGACTGTATCATTGACATGACCCACATGTGGGTTAACTTCCAAAAGAAGACAGAGTTCAATCCCATTCATAATCATGGTGGTTTGTTCAGTTTTGTTATGTGGGTTGATATTCCTTTTTCATATGAAGAGGAAAGAGAACTACCACATGCAAAGAAATCTAACAGAGCACAGGGAGGTACGTTTCAATTCCATTATACTAATATGCTAGGAGGTATTGTTAACCATCCTATCGAAGCAAAGGTAGGAGATTTTGTTTTATTCCCTGCAGGACTCAATCATTCCGTGTATCCTTTTTACACATCAGATGGATATAGGGTTTCTGTTTCTGGGAATCTATGCTATATTACCCCATAAGGAACCGCGAGTGTGGTGGAATCGGTAGACACACCAGACTTAAAATCTGTTGACCTTTGGTCGTGGGGGTTCAAGTCCCCCCACTCGCATTCTTGTTAAATACAACAGATTGAACTCATAGCGATGGGCAAGTTTAGGTATAAGATTACACGAAAATACGTATTTGTTGACAGTCAACCTGTTTTAATGTATTATGTAGAGAACATGCCATTCGCTTTTGATGTGCTAGAATTGCCTGAGAAAGAAGATAAGTGGGTGTTGACTGAAGCAGCAATGAACCCAGAGTATACTATCCAGGACATTTTTAGGTGGGGTGACTACCTAATTGCTGAAGAATGTCATCCTGTATTATTTGAATTAGACCTCGTTAACCCAGAAGTATTAGATGAACACGTTTCTTGAATTATTTGAAGGAACTTTTTCCAACAAAAGACAAGCACAATCTCATCCAACTCGTTATGCACACATTCGTGTTGTACATAAGAGACTTGTTGGTGACAGGTTTTATGGTGAACAAGCATACAACTATCTTCTAAATCGTCCTTACCGACAATTTGTCATTGATGTTATTGATGAAGGTGAATTCATTCGCCTCAAAAATTATGAAATCAAGTCACCCGAACTATATGTCGGGTGTCAGAATCTACATAATTTAACTGATGATGTTCTAACATACAGAGAGAAATGTGATCATATCATGAGACAGACTGGTAAGTTTGTCTTTGAAGGTAAGAACGATGGATGCGAATGTTATGTTCAACGTGGTGCTCAAAAGACCTATGTTGCGAACGAAGTGAAACTCTCTAAAGAACATTATGTAGTTCTAGACAGAGGTCTCCACGTTGATAACCATACTAAAGTATGGGGATCTGATTGGGGTCCATTTAATTTTGTGCGACAATGAAAGTAACTTCTCATTATCACCCAACACCACACATTACTATTGAGAATATATTTCCAGATGATGTACTAGATTCTATATGGAATGAAGTAGATGAATTGCATGAGCATCTACTCCCACCTAAGGAAACAGGATCTGCTCATAATAATGGTAAATTATTGAAACAGAACTCTGGATTATATCTTTACAAACATTACGGAGATAAAGCAGGTTCTTCTCAGATAGTACAGGCAATGCATAACGTGGTATTTCATCCACAAATAGTTTCTGCATGGAAGCATGAACATCTATCTAAGATGGTTAGGATTACTAACTGGGAGACATGCTTGCTTAGTTATTATAGTGAAGGAGATAGTTACCATCCACATCATGACATTGCAATCTTCACTACACTGATATGGTTGTGGAGAGAACCCAAGGCATTTACTGGTGGGGACTTGACACTGAACGAGTATGGGTATACAATAAAGACACAGAACAACTGCGGAGTCATTTTTCTATCTCCAGAAATTCATTCTGTTGACTCAGTAATCAAAACTAATCGCTGGCTCAATAAGATGGACAACTATGGTAGGTACTGTCTCACTCATTTCTGTGGTATTAATCATTAATCATGCTTCCCTACAACCTCAAAGAAACCTATCAGATCACTCCTAATGCAGAAGCAGCGGAGTTCATTCAAGCAGAAGTACAAGACTACTTTGGTTATGAACAGAAATCAAAACGGGAAAAGTATGCTGATGTTTGGATCACCAAGAACGAAGGTATCAATGTAAAGACTGATAACCTTCTATCACAACAGAACAAAGGTCGTCTCTGTACTGCTGAAGTTAATCAATGGTTGAGAGATCCAAATAACAATCTTAAGTTCTTGTTTATTGAATACAAGAATGAAGATGGACTATTGACTCTAGTATCAACTAAAGAAGTTTATATCGAAGAAGTAGTTTATGAAATTTGTAATCAAGGTCGTGGTCTTCTTCAACCTAAAAGAGATAGAGAAGGTAAAGTTATTCTAAGAGAGCGTGTCAGTAGAGATGTTTGGATCGAAGAATTTAAAGTTAAATATGCTGAGTTCGTAGATAAACAGATAGAAAGATTCAACAAATATAAAAAAGATTGGTGCTAAGTTCATTGTGAACATATCCTGACAAATAAATATATTTGTTACAGGAGGTAAAGACATGTTAAAGATCAGGTGGGAGGGTCGTACCCTACCTGAGTACGACCCAGAAAAGCACAATCCAGAGAAAGTATTTGCACTTCTCTGTTATAGAGGTATATCATATGCTAAGTGGGTACATCTGAACATTGTCTTCTACCCATTAGAAAAAGGATGGCATATTAAAAGGAGGGGTTGACACCCTCTTTTTTTATGCTATAATATATCTGTTGGACGCAACACAGGGAGTGACTGAATAAACTTACTGGCATATGGCTGGTTAAGGTGATGAGATACAGGTGGTGCTGCTGCTCGCAAGGGTAGAACCGATCAACCAATCGGATCTCAGGCAAGAACGTTTTTACTCTGTAGTAATGCCCGTTCTTTGTTGGTATACAGGAATCCAACCTCCCCCCTTTTTATTTGGCAGATCATGGTTACTTTTAGAGAACAACTAAATTACATCTACATAACCTTTAGAGAAGTAACCTTGATATGCCTTACAAAGATAAAGAAGAAAATCGTAAGTATCAGCGTGAGTGGGCGAGAAAGAATTCAAAGACTCGTAAAGCAAATCAAATTAGTCATAAGAGGAGAATGCAAATAGTAGAGGATGCAAAGAAACATCCTTGTATTATATGCAATAAAGAATTTAATTCCGTGGTAATGGATTTGATTCATGTAGATCCATCACCCAAGAAACATAGCGTATCGAAGTTATTACAGTACGCTAGTTACAAGACATTGAAAGAAGAGATTGATAAGTGTGCTCCCATATGTTCTAATTGTAATAGACTACTGCAAAATCAACTGGTAGAACTACCAGAACTCATTGTTATGCCTTAGGGTTCAAATCCTCACGTATCGAAATCTTAGAACCTCACAGTATTTTCAGTACTTTACACGTATAAATAAATCCGAGGATAAAGTATTGTAGTAGGTCATGCCATTAACACGTTTGGATAATCTTATTAGTTCAAAGACTGGTAAGTATCTTTATGTTTCCCCTGATGATTTTAACGCAACGGATGCGTTATC